GGCGTTGATGGCGCCTCCGTGCTCCTCGAGGAGCTTCCGGAGGCCAGAAATTCCCCCAGGGAGATGTTCGACTCTTCCTGCCACTGAGTGAACACCTGATTGATCTGCCCATCAGCCGCCGTCGACAACGCCTCAAACTGGGCGGGTGACATGACGTGCTTCAGCATCGCCAACCGCGCATTACGGACACGCTTATTCAACGGAACCGGCGGCAGGTCACTGTAAGGCCGCAGGTTCTGCAGCACCTCAACAGTTGGTGCTGTGACCTCGTCCTGCTTCTTACCATCAATGACAACCCGAACGACTTTGACACCTAGTTCCTCGAGCCGCCGCCGGGTGCCCTTCATCAACGGCACCCACACCGACTTCTCACCGACCGGTGTCTCATCCAGGTCTGCGGCGACCGCGATCAGCTCAGATTCAACATCCAACGCCTCCACGGAAGCCGACATCGCGTCTTGTGTTTCGGTGTCGAGGAAGTCATGCCGGGGGATCTTCAGCACCAAGGGTTTGCGGCCCTTCACCGGGACGGTGATGGTGATGCGGACCCGCTCATCATCCATCCCTGGGATATCAACGCGTGTCAATGGAGGAACCTTTCACTTGACTCTCGGGGTTATCATGGGCAAATGCGAAGAATGGCCGAGACGTGGGCGACGAGTAACCGATTTATGCTGGTCGCAGCACTGTTGTGGCTGGTCGCGATGGCTGTACTCGCCGCGTCGTTGTCGCCTTGGCTATTAGGTGCGGTCATCGTCGGCGCAGTGTTGGCGCTGATAACGAACCGCTGAGGAACCTAGGTGGGCCTGGCGGGTGGCAGGCTCCTCCGGGAATTGACCACCCGCCAGGAGCTTTATGAGCCTGCGGTGACGTCCGGCTCGTCGATGTACTCGTTCACCGCATCCGGATTGTTCGGCTGCGTACCCGACGCTGGCTTATAGCAGTCAATGGTCACGGTCAGCATGGTGAGCTCGGAATTGTCGTACTTGACAGCTTCGATCTCATTCACGCATCCCTCAGGGATGACGAGCATACGAGTCTTCACACCGTCAACAACACGCACCACAAAGCTCGACCGTTCGGGGAGGCGGTCCTTGTGCCGGACCGTCGTCTTGCGGTAACCGCCGGTGAGGTCGGTGGTGACATTCGAAACACCCCACACGGTCCGCAACACATCCGGATCGGTGGTCTCCAAGAACGAAACCTTCACCGATTCCTCGTAGTCGTCGAGGGTCGTCCGAACCACATCACCACCGAACGCCTTATGGCGGGTGACGGTGCGCTTCGGATCGTTGGTGATTCCGTTCTCATCGATCCAACCGTGACCAACAAACGCCACAGACAGCGTCTGAATCGCAGAAGTGGGGAGAGGGGAACCAAGTGGTGCGCGGAAAAAGCATTCATCGCCACTGTCGTGCGTGGCTACAAAGATCTGGCCTGAATTAGCCAATTTAATCGCCCCTTTCAGGCGTGAGTGGAGGAGCCTGAAGGGTTTTCGATATTCAGTTAGTCAGTAGAAACCCGCAAGGTGGCATGGAACTGGCAGCGCCTGCGGTCTTGGATATCTGGATCGTTGTAATCCGTTGGCCCTTGAATGTCCTGGCATCCGTGGATGAACGACCCTAGGAACGATTTACCGGTGGCGTTCTTGAACGCCTGAATCCCAGTGCACGCCATGTCTTCGGCTGTTGAACTGTCAGACGCCCAGCACTCCACAAGGATTCGCGGTTCAGTGAACGCCGGGTTGTTGTAAGCACCGGGAAGGGCGGAGACGATGATGTAGCTCGCGGCCCGCGGATCGGGGGCCTCATCGCTCACATTGATAGCCGGGAACACGTCCTCGAGTATCGCGATAGCAACTGGTACACCGGGTTTCGGCTTGGGCCAAGAGTTAGCCATTACCGTACAGGGCTTTCAGCAGCGTCTGATGTTTCGCATTCTTGCGCATCGCCATTGCGGTGGCAGTGATCACGGTGGTGCGCCAGCGGCCTTGCGGCCGGCGGGCGCCCTGTCGGGACGATGTCTTGAACCCGTCCGTCAGACCAGCCGCCTTATTGGCGTCAGCAGCAATATCCTCTGCCAACGACTCGAGGGCCTTCCTGACGCCCGGTTCGGAACGCAGCTTGTAGAAACCGCCGACGTTCCACTTGATGTCCACCTTGCTACTCGCCATCAGACATCACCGCCCTAACCCAATACCCGTGAGCGAACACGGCCACCGATTCATCAGGGCCGGTAAGGATTTCGAGGTTGTTGTGCTCATCAGTGGCATACGCGCACCGACCCTCAAAAGATTCCTCACCGTCCTTCGTGTGAACGGTGATCAATGCTGAATCCGCTTCAGTTTCACCACGGAGCCGGGTTGGAACCCGAACGGCCCATAATTGAAATCCTCCGCCCAACCAACAACCTCAAACCTCCCAAACGGAAGGTCGACAACGTCTTTGGGTTGTGAAGCGACACCTGGTGGAACGTACAGGTCTATGTCAGATTCCACCCGTGTCGTATTGGGTTCGAGTTCTCTTGTGGGAGCCCACCCAATCACCCTCACCGCCCTACCAGTAACTGTAAGCGCTGGTGTGTAGACGTCCGTTGGGGTGTTCCTTGCTGTGGAGGTACCAGCGGACCAGGTGTGCCAACCCACTTCGTAGGGGGTTGGGTAGGTCACTCGTACCCGCGATCCGAAACCAGGCGGACAGAGGTGAATCCACCACCAATGTTGCGCAGCATCAACTTGTCCGACTTCCACAGCCCAAGGTTGGTGTTGTCGCGGTAGATGACGGAGAAAGGCCCAGCCTGCAAAGAAGCCGGACCTTCCGCCACAGGAGTCGTAAACGCACGCGCTACCAGTTTCGAAACAACCACAGCAACCACAGCCGGGACTTCGTCGTCGTCACCGTAGGTGACACCCAAGTAGCCTTCGACGATCGCGGAGGCTTCGGCGAGGAGCCCTTCTAGGCGGTCTTCCTCATCAGAGGTGAGGTCCCTACCTAGACGGGCTTCAACGTCGGCTTGGGTGGCCAAGCTCATGGCTAGCTGCCGCCCGACGGGACGATCGCCGCAACCGGGCTCGAGGTGATCACATTGGAGCCGTAGGCCACGTTGTCGCCGAGAGCGTAGGCGAAGCGCGCCTTGAACCGGAACGCAACCATGTCACGCTCAGCCAGGTTGATCGAACCAACCGTGGCCTGGTCGAGGAACTTCACCTCAATGTCCTGACGCACACCAATCACCACACGCGAGCGGTCCACGACGAGGGCTTCCGCCATCGCGGGATCCCACACCAGCACGTCACCACCGGCATCATCAGCGACAGTTCCAGTCGCGTAATAGACGTCGAGGCCGTACAGGTTGTCCACCGAGGCCGGGGAGTTCGACATCGACGACTGGAAGATCGGCTCACCCGTCGTAGCGCGCAGGTTTGCGAACCGGTACTTCATGCCCTTACGGGTCAACAGAGTCGTCGGATCGTACTTATCCGACAGCGCCGCAGCAGCCGAAAGAAACGCGCCCGCAAGGTCAGTCGCACCCGGAGTAGCCGAGATGACCTGATGATTCGCACCACCAGCAGCAACCGCCGACGGGAGCAGCGCATTGGACGTCCAGGTGGCGGGCTTGTGGTTGCCGAAAATCACCGCAGCATCCAACGCATACGCGATAGCCTCACCGCCGGCCTTCACAATGTCAGCCACAACATTCGTGGTCGCATCATCCAAAACGTTCTCGTGGATCGGGACGATCACAGCGAGTTCCTCAGCGACGAGGGTCTTGTCGCCCCACGTCACCTCAGCGGTCGGCTTAACGCCAGCCGAAGACGTAGCGGACTCCTGCACCCACTTGGCGTGAGGCTTCGTCGCCAACACCGGCTCATGCACCGTCTTCGTGCCCATGTTGCGGGTCGGGAATGCCTTCAAAACCGCCGACGTACCGGCGGTCCAGTTCAGAAAATCAGAGGCGTACGCTTCCTGGATCAGCGTAGCCACATCAGAGCGACTGATGTCAGCCATGCTCAGTTCCTTTCATACGGAACCCCAAGAAACGCACCGTTTTTCGGGGTTATCGGTTTTGCCACATAGACCTGATGGCCTGAGCGGCTTTCTCTTTTGGATCGGCGGAGTTAGACGCGGATGCGCCAGATCTGAGCGCACCAATCGGTTTCCGCCCGGTGCCAGCCCACTCCAGAGCAGCCTCAGCGGAGGCTTCCATCTCTTCGGGGGTGTCACCGGTGACCAGGTTGGCTGGAACGCCTTTAGCGGCAGCGATTTTCGCCCGCGCCGCTTCCCGGTCCTTCGCAGCAAGCGCCGTGTCCTTGTCGGCGAGTGCTTTCTCGAGTTCCGCGATCCGCTCCGCAGCCTTCTGCGTCTCAGACTTATCGCGGTCCTCAAATTCCTTCACCCGCGCCAAAGCATCAGCAACAGCCTTCTTCGCCTCACGCGCCGACTTCTCGGCCGCACGGCGGGCTTCGCGCTCCGCCTTGAGTGCTTTCTCGCCGGCATCGCCAAGCTCAGTAGACTCTTGGACCTCTTCGGTTTCGGTTTCGGTTGATTCAGTTGTGATTTCAGCTTCAGACATCGCGTCTTCCACCCTTTCCGTGTCCAAATCGCATGGACGTAACCCCCGATTACCTCGCGTGATCAGGGTTGGCTCTTGTGATTTAGGCTTCGGCTGTCAAGATTTGACGCCAGGCCGCCTGAATGGCCTTCGGATCCCCAGAACCCGCATTAGCACGCGCCTTTAGGTATTCGTCGTCCCACTGGGACACGTAATCCGGAGGGTTGTACGCTTCGTCACCGCGAATCTCCATCGCAACGCAATGACCGTGGTCGTGGCACGCCGCCAACGCAGACGCCCCAGACTTGTACACCGCCCCCCTGGTCGCCATCATGCGGCACCACGGACACGCTGTCGCTCGAGCATGAACCGCCCAACGGGACTTGGTTTGTTCAACGTTGATCATCGTCGTGTCCCGGGCACCGTCGAAAACAGCCCTCTGAAGCGTCCCAGACAGCCGGTCCCTGCCGGCGTCACCGGTTGCCCCTAGCGCCCATTCCGCTGACGTGGAGAGCTTCTCAACCGCAGGAAGCGGCGCTACAGAAGCGATGTAATCCGATGCAGGATCTGATAACTCGAACCATGAGGCGGCGAGCTGTCCAGACATGGACACGAACGGATCCGCAATCTGCGGGAACGCTTCAACAACGAACGCGGCGAACTCGGTGTTGGAGAGTTGGTCGGCTTGAGTCCAGAGCTGGTTAAGCTGCGTCTGGGCTAGCTGGTTGACCTGGCTGAGGAGGTACAGGCGTTCCTGCGCCGACACCGCCATCAGGCGCTCCTGGTTTCACGTTCTGCAAAGCGGTCAAAATGTTCGTCACATTGGAGGCTCTGCGGGCTTCTTGAACGGCGACGATCTGCTGCTGAGACAACCCTGGGATCATCGGCAACAACGGCTCGAGAAGCGACGGATCCAAAGTCGCGAGTTTCACGATCCCATCGACCACGGCGGCGAAAGAGCGGGCTTCGGTGTCACGCCAAACCACCTCAGCCTCAGTATCCTCAGCGGTTTGGGTGTCCCCGTTCATCGCCGAACCCACACGGAACAACTGCTCATGCGCTTCCCCGAAAGAGTCACGTTTCGACTGAAGTTTCCGCTGCTGATTCGACTCCGCCGCCGCCAAAGCATCCGCGGAAAGGTTCGCCATCTTCCCCTTCGCATGAACGGGGGAAATCTGAGCCACAAGAGCTACCTGGTCGATCATCTCATCAAGAATTTCGTTGTACGGCGTCGTTGTGGCCGCAGAAAGAGTCGACGCTTTGACAGTGTCGTCTTCAAACGTCCACGTATTCCTAGCAGACGCCTTCACAACTTCACTCTTGGATCCCGACCAGCCGACAATGACCTTCTGCGGGAACGCACCAAACCTCGCCACAATCAAACGATCAAAGTTGACCTCATTGATAGCCCTCTGCAACTCGATCAGCGGCTCCACCTCGCCGACAATCAAATCCTCAGAATCACGGCCATTCACATACCGGATCACCGGGCACACCCCAGCCTTGTGCCGGATCGGAGCCGAAACCCCCTCTGCGCGAATGTTCGTCACCATCCGCGTCAACTGCTCATCCGTCTCCAAAGTCGGAGACGGAGCCTCCCCCAAATCACACGGATAGATGAACTGGTCATCGAACAGCATCGCCTTACGGCGCGGCTTAGCATCGGTGTAGTCGATCCACGTCTCCAACGCGTACTGAGGCCACTCATCAACCTGCGGATCGTCATACACCGCAATCAACTGCCTAGGAGAACGGGGCCGGAACACCGGCCCGTCATCAGACGGGGTGACAGTCACATATCCGACACCGTAAGTCAGTGCCGGACGATAAATTTCAGCCTGACGGGCATCCATCCGGTTGCGCTGCCACAACTCCCACCCAGGAAGATTCTGCCTACTAGTAGCCCGCCGGTACCCGACCACGGAGAGGTTCTGCGCGAACGTATCCCGCACCACCGTCAACACATTCTTCACACACATGTCGCGGATAGCTTTGATTTCCTCATCAGCATCCGTCGGAAGAGACGGCCGACCCAAATCCCCACTGATGTAGCCGTGGATCCGGTCGAACTTGCCCATCTCTTTCACATGAAGCAGCCACATACGCGAAACTAGGGCGGAGATGTCCTCAACAGTCAGCACTGGACACCTCCTTTCACCAGAAGACAGCTCTTCCGGTCTTGATTTTGGTTCCCTTAGCGATCGCGTCCAGGCGTGCTTTCCACGCCATAACGGCCGCATAGGCGGCGTCGATCTTGTTCGGCGACTCTGGATAAGCCTTATAGAGCAGGTAGCCGGTACGGGCTTGCCGGCGGCGCGCATTCAGCACATGTCTCGTGAGTGCGTACCCGCCGTCGTGCGTCAGTTCGGGTTCTAGTCCTCTAGCTTTGGCCTCGCCTGACGTGACAATGGCCTGACGTAGACGTTCAACATGTTCCACAACTGCTGAGGTCTTGCCATTCGGCCACACTGTGATCGGGTTGTTCTGTGATGCACGGATCGGAAGCTTGCGGCCGTACGCGGCCTCCCATTTGGCCACGTACTCGGACCATCCGGAGGGGTCACAGTAGAAACCCGCCACTTTGAACCTTTGGAACGCATCTCTGACTGCGGCGTCGATCTCAACATGCGGTGGTGCCCAGTCTTTCTCGCCCTGTTTGGCTTCCCAAACACCGACCTCGAACAAGTGCCCATCTGAGACGCGGCATCCGATCAGGGCGGTAGCGTCCGCCCGCCCGCGTACACGCCCGCGTGAACCATCAAATCCCAGAGTGATCACGTCGGAGTCGGTAAGTACCTTCTCGCCGTCAAAGCAAGCGTTCCATTCCGGCGCCCCGACCCAAGAGTCTGATGCGTGGGTGATCTGGTTCAACAGGTCGGCACGCAGCAGCTGCACGTCGGATGCTGGGTCAAAGATCTGCTCAATGAGCGGATCCAGTTCCGAATGTCCGGGCGGGCAGGGCGGATCGTGTATCACGCAGCCATCGGGGTGTGCGCTCGAGTCGCCGTAAGCCACTCGCAACCCTGCCGTGAGTGACTCAACATCAGTCATGTCTGTGTCGGCTGGCGCTTCCCTATGGTCGTACAACAATCCCGGATTGCGGGCGCGCCCTTCACGGATCGTAGATGCGTACGCCGCGGAGGCTTCCGCTACCGATTCTTGGCCGGGTACGAAGGCGTTTGGCGACTCAAGTGTCCGACCACCGTTCTTAGCGGCATTAGTTCTGATCGCCTGCGCCAATAGCGGTCCGTGATTGGACGGCACCCACTCTTCGGTCTGGTCCAGTGTGGCGAAGATGATCGGCGCGCCCTTAGTGGAACGGGCTTCGGCGGTTATCTGCTCGATCCGCCCCTTCGGTAGGACCACCGATGTGTCCATAGGGTCCAGTCCGGGGTACGCATCGAGAATTGGTCCCTCGCGCAGCATCTCCAGCAGCGGCTGCCATGTATTGCGGGTCTGTTTCTCTGAAACCGCCGCAATATGTACCAGTGGGGTCCGGATTGTCGCCCACGGCTTCCCAACTGGCTGCCCGTGGGCATCCCAACCGTCTGGGACCACATCAGCGAGGGCCTCGGTGATCGCCAGCGCCGCCAGAAGCGGTGATTTACCCCAACCGCGTGGTCTACCCAACAATCCGCGGTGAAATCGGAAGCGCCCCGTATGCGGATCGATCTCGTACCAGCGGAGGATGAAGTCTTCTTGCTCTCGGTACGGGACAAACGGCTCGTAGTCCATCTTTCCCGGCGCTGCGAGGTTCTCGCTGATCCAATCAAGCACGTAATAGCCGAGAGTCGGAACCTCGCCTGGTTCCGATGGGCGCCAAGGCACCTTAGACGGCTTTCAGCGGTCCCCGGCGCTCACGGGACGACGGAATCGGCCGAGAGGACCGCTTTTCATCGGCTTCATCTGCCGCCGCGAACGTAATCCGCAAGCGAGCACGGTCTTCCTGGGTAGCGCCATGCTTAGCGACCCGGAGACGGAGTTCGCCGGCCAGTTTTGTATCGCCCATCCAGAACCGGCCGTGAATCACCGCCGTATCCAGCAGATCAGCCCAGTCCGTGGCGCGAAACTCGTCTGTAAGCGGGTCCACCCGCCACATCTCCCACCAAACCCGCGTCTGGTTAGGCCACGGCTCTCCATCTGGCATAAGTTCCGGCAACGGTGGCTGATCAACAGGCTCCGACTCGACAACCCGCATACCGGCCGCTCGAGCTTTCGCCGCACCATGCCCAACCAAACGGGAGGCATCTTTCGGCGCAAATCCCTTACCGGCCATCACGCCACCTCCTCTCTATCCCCTTTACGCACATTGCAAGTCACATGCGCCAACTGACAGTTCGCCCGCACATGGTGGCCACCCTTCGACAGCGGCACGATGTGGTCCAAACTCTTAGACCACAGGTGCGGCCACTTCAGATCACGGTCGACTGGCGTGCCGCACAGTTGGCAGATCCAACCGTCTCTGTCGAAGATCTCGACGTCCTGAAATTCTTCGTATGGCAGCGCTAGTTTGCGGTTGATCCGCTGCCGCATCCAAGCTTTTCGCTGTTCGTGGTAGCGCTTCGTGTACGCGTGCCCGTTATCTTCGCGGTATCGCCGATACCATTCGCGAGTCTGCAGATTCTTCTGTAGACGGCGACACTTGGGATCGCGGCAGACCAGATTCACGTCATCTCCCCGGTTGGGGCGTCGCACCACAAACAACTGGCCACATTCGACGCAATCCGCATATCCGATCCGCGACTGCGGCGGCAGCTTCTCCCGCGGCTTGTAATCCAACCGCCGAGACGCCTTCCTGCAATCGTGTGAGCAGTAACGCCGAGGGCGACCGCCCCATGGATTTCGGGTGGGGGCACCGCAGACCTTGCACGACCAGCGAACCCCAGAGTCAGGCTCAGCCTTAGCGCCTATGCCTACCGTGGCGGCTTCACGGCCCGAAGGGGTCATCCCCCACCCCCTCCGACCTGCGACGATGTGCGCCTCGCTCATGCGTTCGATTATCGCAGACCGGGATGACGTTCGGGCTTGCGCTTCCACTGGTTACGGGCAGTGCGTGCCTCGAGCTGCGTCTTC